TCCTGTTTGGCGCAAGCCTGATGCTGTTGTTGCCGCCTGGCGCAATGCAGCTTCATTTGTCAAAGCCTCTTGCACGCCTTGACGTGAACCGCCAAAGGCTCTGGCTTGCACAGCTCTGGCTCTGTCGGTAACGTCTTGCATCTGACGTGAACGCTCAATATCTCCCAAAGCGCCTTGCACTACTTGCTGCTCAAATGGGTTGTAGAACTGCTGGATGTCAGCCGCGCCGAATGGCGTCATGCCGAGGTTGTAAAGATTTTGCTCTGCCGCCGTGTACATCGCGCCAGGCTGCGCAAACTGTCTTTCGCCCAATGTTGCGGCAGTCAGCTTTGCACGCTCAAGGTTTGCCAAGTATTCAGCTTTGACTTGCGGATCAATTGACGTGGTGGTAGTCTGCTCTTTAGGCGCATTGGCGGCACTCACAGCACCACCCAAAGCGCCAAGCAGTGAACCGGCAAGCTGTGGATTTTGTTTTGCAAAGTCAACAACGCCAGAGCCATACTTCGCCAAGGAATCCATGATGCCTGTGCCAGTGGCGGCAGCCGATACACCTGTTCCAGCGGCAGATGGCAAGGCACTTCCCATCAATCCAGTGGCGACTTCACCTGTTGCGGCAGGAGCCGCAGGAGCCGTTGTAGAACCAAGTAGGCCGCTGCCTTGGAAGAAGTTTGGCGCAACAGCCTGAGTGACTCCAGCCGCCGCGCCACCAATTGCCGCGCTCTTGAGAATATCTTGCGTTGAGTCTCCCGCGATTGCACTAGCGCCAGCACCTAAAGCCGCAGAGCCAACGATGGCCGCCGCCGTACCGGTAGCGCCAAGTGCTGTACCAATTGCTGGAGCCAATGGCGGGAAAACGACTGCCGCGACCGCCGCAATAGGCTTGATGTTTTTCTTTAACCAACTACCAAGTTTTTTCAGTCCCATATCATGCTCCCAATTCGCCAGATGCAATCATCTCTTTGACCATCTCACCAGCGGCAACAAATACACCAATAATCTGATAATCAATGTTGCCTGTGAAGTCGGCCTCTTCAGCCAAGCCACTATCGACAACAGCCTGCAAAAACTGAGGATACTTAGATGTATCTTGCAAAACAGCTTGCGCCATTGCGCCAAGTTGAATCAGGGTGTTTGGATTAATACCCTCTTCTAAGATGGACTCTTTGACCATCTGTTTTGTTTGTGCTACTTCTTGTGCTGTTGCCATGTTTGTTTCCTTTGCAGTATTCTATTTTCCAGCGAGGCTCAACGCTTACCCGCCGCCACAGCTTCCAATCTCATGACGCCAACACGCCAATCGTCCAGCAGTGCGCCAGTCACAATCATCTTCACCTGACGGCCAGAGAACCGCGCATCTGTCGGCTGTGATGCTGAATATGGACCGTGTGTTGTCTCTGTTGACGTTGGATAGAGTCGCGTCTTGAAGCTGATAGCAACCTCACCCAGCGTCTGCTCATCAGGAATCACCTGACGCACCGACATGATGTTGTCACCCTGGCCAATCTCAAAGGGTCCAGACTCGGCATAGACAGTCCCGCCGTCATACGCAAAGCCGACCTCATGCTCGTAGATGTAGCCGTCAGACGACACCATCAGAGGATTCAAATAGACACCACGGTCAGTGCCAGCGGTGCGAGCCATGGAGCCAATGTTCCAGTGGTTTTCTCGGTAGTTGTATGTGACGTAGGAATCAACTTCGTTGCTGGCGCTTGATGGGTAGAACCACCAGATCTCGCCATACTTGGAATTGTGAACCGCATAAACCTTGGAGGCTTGGTTGTAGTTCATGTTCTGAAACACATAGTCAGACACATCGCAGGGCAGTGGCTTGACATAGCCGTCAAATATCCAGAAGCCCGATTTAGACATCCACATGGCGGCAGTGTCAATCGCGGCCACGGCCTGCGAAGAGATCAAGCCGCATCCAGAGCCAGCCTTCTCAAAGGCGTAGACATAGGGCAGGCCAACGTAACTTGCGGTGTGCACGTCAACGTCAGTGAATAGCAAGTTGATGCCGCGCACCTTCTTGCCAGCCTTCAACGCGCCAACTGTTTGCAGCTCAAAGTCACCAGCCTGATTGGTGGCCGCAGCCGTCCAGACAGTGTTGTTTTCCTGATCGCACCACTTCACAAGCCGAGGGTTGCTGGACGCGCCCAAGGCAAAGATGAACCTTTCGGCAGTTGACATCACCGCCGCGCATCCTGTCGGTGCATTGGTGATGGCCGCCGCCAGTGTTGGCGTTGAGAATCCCAACTGCCACTCGTACAGCTTGCCATCAGCGTCTGAGCAGGCCACCAGATACTCGCCCCATGTATCTAAGGACCATGTGGTGGCCGGTGTCACAGTGCCAGTATCTGGCCGCGCAACGCCATAAGCAAAATTGCCGTAGGTTGAATAGCCATAGCCAGTCTTGATGACGGCGTCCGCAACGCCAACAGTCAAGCCTGTGGGTGTGATGTCCTTCAGCGTGCCCGCCTCGTTCATGGCGTAGAGCTTTGATTCAGTGCCTGCGGCAATCCAGCGATCTCCGCTGTTGTCCCGCCAAGTAAGCAGCCCACGGCATTTGCCAGTCAGTTGGCTGCTGGAGCGCTTACGCCACCCGCCAATTGGGCGCAGGGTATTCTCAAACCAGCGTACAAGGTTTGCGTCATACCAACGGCCCGAAGACTGGTACTCAGTACCATTTCGGTAGATGCCTGGTGGGATTTTTAAGGGTACGAATGCCATGGCTTAATTATGCGGTTTCTGTGGACAAATTGGACACAAAGCTCAAAGTGGCAATTACTGATGGAATGGCTGGCCTTGTCGGTGAAGTGCCTGCTGCGTAGTGCTCAATTGAGACACCGACATCTGATGGCCGCCACATGATTTGCACATAGTCGGTGGCCGCCAAGCTCACAAAGAAATTCAGCGCGGCAATCACATGGGATGGGTCGCCTGACGATTTGCGAGGGCCAAGACTAAATCTTGAGTTTGATTTGGCAATGTCAGTGCCATTCTTACGAAACCACACGTCAACGTCTTGCGTGTCGTTGGTGGTGTTCTTGAACTGGATGCTGAATTGCACGTTATAGATCCCAGCCTGCGCCACATTCAGCCTTGACGAATTCGACAAGGTCACACCATTGCTGAAGTCGGTGGTGTCAAACGTGATGGCGTAGGCCGTGGTGGTATTGGCCGCCGTCTGGTCTGTTCCATCTTGGAACGCGCCGTAAGGCATGTTCATCCACTTGCCGCCCCTTGGGCCAAGCAACGCACCAAACAGGTTGCGCAGCTTGTTGAAATAGACATTGAGGCCGCCATTGGTCTGTCTGAAATAGCTTTCGCTGTAAAGCACATCAGGCGTCCCCAAGTTGGGTGGCGCCGGTGTGTCGAGCTGCTGAGTCAGATTGGTAGCCATGACCTAAATTATGCGACCAGACCAGGCAAATATTGCGTCTTACCCGCAACCTTGGTGGCGGTCAGCTCTTGCTTCTTCAGGTTGTTCGGGTCATAGCTGACATGAACCCAGCCGCTGTCTGGAATGCCTGGCGTGTAGAACTCCAAAATGAGCTGGGTATATTCCAAGTTATCCATGATCCACTGAGCCAGATCGGCGTTGGCAACGCCAGGTATCTCAATGTCAGCCGCCATGCCTTTGCAATGGTCGCTGGTCTTTGACCCGCCGACAGCTGCATTGGATTCAGGGCTGCGATAGGCAGAATTCACCTTCACGCCCTTGCCGTAATGGTCACGAACAGGCTGCAATACCTTCTCGCACAGCAGGCGCAGATTCTCTGTCGCCTCGTCATCTGGCGTGTTGTCCAGACCCATGCGCAGGGCTGTCTCTGACTTGCTCAGTTCATGCAGACTGAAGTTGGCGGTGAGTTGTGTCATTTGATACCTTTCTGTGATTCAAGGGCTTGGTTGTACAAATCGATGCAAGCATTCAGCTTGGTGATGGCGCGGTCGCCTTCCTCTGCTATTGCGAAAAGAGCTTTTCCAACTTCTGGACTAAGTTCGGCTGATGCTTCTCCTCCACCACCTCCTGTGGGAGTGGCGGGATCTGCGGTGGCTGGTACGGCGCAGGACGTTTTGACAGGAACCCGCAACTTGTAAGCGCCACTGTCAATAGCAGCATCGCGCTGTTTTGTAGCCATCTTTGCTTTTTCATTCGATACCCTCAGTGCATTTGCAGTTGTTGTTACAGCGGCCTCCAAGGCCTTCTCCTTGGCTCTGGCCTCGGTGTTGAGCCGATCCACCTCGGCCTGCTGGGCCTCTTGCTCATAGTGCTTGCCGGTGCAGTAGCCACCGCCAAACACAAGGACCAGCACCAGCAGACCGCCAAGAAGATCCTTCATGGCTTTGGCGGCTCATCGTTGTCGCTGTCAATGTTCTCTGCCTTGGCGGTAGCCGTGGCAACAGCAGCCGACACGGCCTTGCGGCCAGCCACACCGCCCAGCACGCCAGTGCACAGCAGCATGATGTCGTTGATCATCTTCGTGTATACCTTGTCGATTGGCGCCATAGATGACATCGGCTGGGTCACGAACGTCACAGAATAGATGAAACTGAAACATGAACCCAACAAGATGACAGAGATCACGAAGATCACCCAAGCCCACACGCGAGCCTCGATCTCCTCTGGAGACAGACGATTATTTGGTTTATATCCAACTGTAGCCATCACTTCTTCTCCTGTTCGGGTTTGATTAACTGGTCAGGGCATGTAGCCGTTGCTGTGCAGATTGGCGGCTTGCACTCGGCAAGTTCCCAATTCTTTGGGTCTTGGCAAGGGTATCTGAAACGATCTTCGCAGCCAGCCAGCAACCCGCAGAGGATGCCAACGCAAACAGTCAGCGCCAGCAGTGAAAGTTCATGTCTTGTCATTTTTGCGTCTCTCCTGTTCCAGTTGTCTTCTTAACCGTTCTACCTTTTCCACCTCTTGTTTCACCTGATGCTTCACCTCCAAGATGTCGAGATAAAGCATTGCACCCAAGGGGAGCAGGGCCGCGATCAGAATACAGCAAAATATCCAGCCCACTATTTCTTCCCCCACTGACTTACGAACAGGAACCACAGCCAAAGGTACAGGAGGAATATAGAAGTCGCCACCACTGCTGCCAGTTTTGCTTGCAGGTTTCTTTCCTCTTGCCTGTGTAGCCATGCGTCTTGCCTCTTCTGCGCCTCCTCCTTGAGTCTAGCTTTTTCCTGTTCCTCTGAGATGACTTGACGCATCTCATAAGTCTGCGAATACAGATCAGCAAGGCCAGGGGTTTGGTAAACCATGATCTCCCTGATGGTGGTCGATAACTCCTCCATCTGCTGCCTGCACATCACACGATTCATCGCGCTTTCCATCATCTGCGCGTTGCTGATGCTGGGATCGTAGACTTTGGCCTTCTCTTCCTCCTCGCGCAAATATGCGTTCAGTTGATCCTGCAAAGCCCAAAACTTACTGAGCTGCTTGATGATGTCGGCCATTGCCTGAGTCTCGTCATAGGCAACGAACTTTTCCTTCTTTTTCGCCACAGGCTTGGACGTGGTGGCTGCTGGCTTTGGAGCAAACAGCTTTTGCCACCAAGATCTAGCAGCCTTGGCATCCCCAATAGCTTCATCAACTGTGCTTTTGACTTCAAGAAAACTTGTCTTGGCCTCTTTATACAAAGAGCAAAGCTCAGTGATCCCCTTAACGCAGGCGTTGGCAGCGAAGAGGAGGCTGATCGGATCAATTTCACGCGCCTATCAGTTTGTTGACAATCGTGCCGACAAAGCCTGGCCCCAACAGCACCGCACCAATTACGACATAAAGCAAATACTCAATGCGCGTCATGCGTCTATCACCTTCGACAAAGGCTTTCTCAATGGCGGCATATCTCTCAGCGCAAACTGCTTCATGCACAGCAAAGTCCTTTTCCACCTCGTTCATTCACTTGCATCCTGTAATGGAGTCAAGTCTTCTGTTGTCCAGAAATCCTTGGCAATCATGATACGCAGATGCTCTTTGTTACGAGCCAAGCAGTCAGCCCATTCAGCATCGTCCATAAGTTCTGGCTTCCCTGCGTTAATTAAGTTGACTGAATCCATTGCGGCAGAGTAGTTCTGTGCGATTTGTTCTGGTGTGAGTTCGTTCATGCTGTACCTTTCAATGCGTCAATTTCGGCTTTGAGTTCTTTGATTGAATTAACCAAGTACCAAATAAGACTATCCGTATTAACTGAGAGAACGCCTGTTGAGTTCTGCTCAACACACTCTGGCAGTACCTGCTGAATCTCTTGTGCGATAACGCCTAGCTGAACGCCAGCCTTATTGACCGCATCCGTTGGGCTTAATTCAGCATCAACTTCTTCTGGCAAGCAGTATTCAAAATTTCGCACATGCAAACCAAGAATCTTTTCTAGACCGCTGTTGTTATCAATAATGTTCTTTTTGATTCGGCGGTCCGATACAGTATTCCAAGTTGTTGTATTACCGCCGTTATAAGAAGTTGTTCTGTTATGAAAAAAAGTATTGTCGCCTTTTCCAGTAGCGTCATACCCCATGACAATTTGATTTGCTCCAGATGCGGAACTAGTCTTGCTGTAGTTGCCAATCAAAATGTTGCTACCACCAGTCGTCAATGCAGTTGTGTAAGCTCCCGCTTGATAACCAATACCGATATTGTTGCTACCAGTGGTAACAGAGCTAAGCGCAGAAAACCCAAATCCTTGGTTCTCTGTGCCAGTCGTATTGCTGTATAAAGCCTGATAACCCACAGCAGTGTTGTTGGAGGCTGTGGTGTTGGCGTTTAGGGCATTCATACCGATAGCGGTATTGGAGGCTCCTGTTGTGTTGTTTTGGAGTGCCAAATAGCCGACCACAGTGCTGTAAGATGCAGTCGTGTTTTGCTCTAGCGCGTTCATGCCGACAGCAACGTTGTATCCGCCTGTTGTATTGAGATACAACGCCCTTCGACCAACAGCTACATTTCGCTCTCCGCTTGTGTTTGCGGGAAGAGTCTCCGTACCCACCGCAACGTTAAATGCCCCACTCGTATTAGCCGCCAAAGCACTCGCACCAACCGCAGTGTTGGTAGACACAGCACCTGCACCACGGCCTACGGTGAGGCCTTGGATGGTTGTTGCAGTGCCAGTAACTGTCAGCGTACCAGCCACAGCCAATGTCTTGCCAGATCCGACATTCAAGCCAACTGAAGTGCCTGTGCCAGCAGCAGCAAAGACAGCATCTAAGCTGTCCAAGTCGGTATTGATCTTGGTCCCCCAGGTATCTGTTGAAGCACCGACTTCGGGCTTTGTGAGTAATAAATTGGTGGTTGTGGTATCTGCCATGATGAAACTCCTATGCGGCCTCTTGCCAAGTGATTGAATTGTCTTCTAAATCTGTCCAAGATTCTGATGAGTCTGAAACAGGTGTCCAGCTCTCAGATGAATCAGCGACTGGTGTCCAGCTTGCCGATGTGTCTGAGTCTGGCGTCCAGCTCTCGCTGGTGTCTGGAATGGCTCCCCAGCCAAATCCAATCATCACGCCAACAGCACAAATGGACTCAACGCCGGTGATCCCAATGGATACGACATTGCCAACAGTGCCGACAGATCCTGTGCCATCAACGCCAGTGATGGCTTGGAACGAAATAACCTCTGCCGACAATGTGCCAACTGCGCCAGTCGCGGCATTGCCAACAGCAGGTATTAGGCTGGCCGAACCAACCGAGTCAACAGCGCCAGTCGCGGCATTGCCATCTTCTGCAACTGCCCTGGTCGCCGTGACGCTTCCAACCGACAAGGTTGACGCATTGCCGGTGACGGCCTGAGTGGACGTTGCCAGTACAGAGCCAACAGCACAGGCAGACGCATTGCCAGAGATGGCAATTGAGACAGTCAGCCCGACTGTGCCCACATTGCCTGTGGCAATCGTTCCATCTTCTTGGATTGATCGGTCTGCTAGTAAATTGCCAACCGCCAAGGTTGACGCATTGCCGCTGATAACGACATTGCCTATGCCGTAGACGCCAAGCCCGTAATAGCCTGTTCCATATGCAGCCATGTTGCTGCCCCTGCTTTAAGCCAGCCTGATCAGGCCAGTGCTTGCATCGTTGACCGGCATGGTCAGAGTGAATGTCCCAGCAGTCACTG